ATCAGGAACAGTTGATGCTGGTTGGGGAAGATCTACATGGGGATCTTTTGCTTGGAATGAAAATATAACACAAGAGGTTAGCGTCACAGGGGTGACTATGACCACAACTCTTGGAACCACAACTCAAGAAGTTGGTACAGGTGTTATTGTTTCACCAACAGGTCTTGCAATAACAGGTGCTTTAGGGACCACATCACAAACAGGAACAGCAGTTGAAACTCTTGACAGTCTTTCAGTTGGTGTTGCTCTTTCAGGAGCGACGGTATCAGGTGAGGGTAGTGTCGCTGTCATAGCACCTTCTGATCAATTAGACTTTGCTATCGGAACTCCTGTCATTGATATTTTCACACAGGTAGATCCAACGGCAGTGACAATGACTGCCACTCTTGGAACTGCGGTGGCAGAGGCCGATGCTCTAGTTACTCTTGGTAGCTTATCATCATCGTTTGCTACAGGAACAGAAACAGTTGAGGTAGGAACTGGTGTAATTGTAAGTGTTTCTACTGTAGCAATGAGTTTTGCCACAGGCACAGAAACAGTAGTGGCGGGATCTACAGTCAACGTGACAGGTATTGACTTATCAATTGTAGCGGGTAATCCTTTCTCTACACCGTGGGCAAACGTGGTGACTGGAGCAAGTAATACTTGGACAGAGGTAGATGCAGCATAAAAAGTGTTGCTTGGATAACAAAAAAGGATATATTTTAGAGAGGTTTAAAAATGGCAAGTACATATTCAGATAGACTTAAACTAGAACTCATGGCAACTGGCGCTAACGCCAATACATGGGGAACAAATACAAATAATAATCTAGAGGTATTAGATGCTTTTGCAGCAGGTTATTTATCTAAATCTGTAGCGGGTTCAGCTAATATTACTCTTACTACGGCTAACGCTTCAGATACTGCTGAATCTTCTAATAAAGTTATTGAACTTACAGGAGCCTTAACAGGTGACATTGTTGTTTTTATACCTGCAGTTGAAAGTGAATATTTATTTTTTAACAATACAACAGGTTCTCAAACTT